ATTATGACCCTTTTAATCGTTAAGTGTATCGTAAAGCTATACTCTTGATTTAATTTATAAATATAACGATAGTGAACTGTTACCAAACAATTTGGAGGGGAATGTCGTATCAAATTAGAGAGGCTATGGTTGATGATATTGATCAATTATGTGTTCATCTCAAACAATTCTCAGACGATTATTCCACGGAATACCCCCCGTATAAAGACCAGGAAACTAGTTCTAAAGTTTTAAAGAACATGATCGAGAATCATCTCTTTTATGTTGCTGTTACTGATGATTGCCAGAGCATAGTTGGTTTTATTGCAGGTTACGTTTGTGATCACATTTATAATCCAGACATTAAAACGTTGGCTGAGGCTTTTTGGTGGGTCGGCAAGGACTATAGAAAGACTGGAATTGGTCTTGAACTACTCGAGACTTATGAGTCTTGGGGAAAGAACAATGTTGATTTAATTTATATGACAATAGAAGATGACACGCCAATTGATGAGCGTGTTTTTTTAAGTCGAGGGTTTAAGAAGAAAGAAACCGCATTCGTTCTGGAGGTAATTTAATGGCAGTAGTAACGTCAGCAGTAGTGGCTGCAGTGGCAACAGGTGCATCGATCCATCAGGGTGAGCAAGCAGCTGAGCAATCAAGGCAGGCTGGTCAAGCAGCCGACCGACAGAAATCAGAGATGGATGTCAAAAAGAAAAATCAAAAGGCTAAAGAGAAGGCTGAGTCTGCTCGTGATTCGGCTTATTCTAAGCAGCAATCTGGGCCAGCCGAATCTGATGGGCCGACAGCTGGTGGAACTTTAGCAACAGGTGGCGCTGGTGATCCAGGCGCTGTTAAGCAGCTCGGAGCGACAAAATCCGGCAAAACATTGCTAGGAGTCTAGATGTCGTTTCAGATGTGGGGAAAGGTCAACTATGACAAGCGCCAAAAGCTTGAGTTTCTAAGAGCTCAGCTTGAGCGTGAACGTGCAAGCTTTGAAAAGCAGTGGCGTGATCTTAATGATTACATCTTGCCAAGGCGTGGGCGATTTTTCGTAACTGATTCAAACCGTGGCGACAGAAGAAATTTACACATTCTCGATACGACAGCAACACTTGCAGTCAGAACGTTACGCTCTGGAATGATGGGTGGAGTTACAAGTCCAGCGCGTCCATGGTTTAGATTAAGCACATCAAATCCAGAGATGGCTGACTCGGGTCCTGTTAAGCAGTGGCTCTATGATGTGGGCGAGCGAATGCGTACGTTATTTATAAGATCAAATCTATATAATGTTTTGCCAATAACCTATGGTGACATGGGTACCTTTGGAACTGCAGCCATTTACATGGAGCGAGATCCTAAATTTGGATTGAGATTTTTCTCATTTCCAATTGGATCATACATGATTTCTCAAGACTCCAATCATGTGGTGAATACATTTTACAGAGAATTTCAAATGACTGTTGGGCAGATTGTTGAAAAGTTTGGTCGCACAAATCCAGACAAGCCCATGGATATCGACTGGAGTAATATTTCCAGCATGGTTAAGGGTTTATATGAGGCTCGAAACGCTGAGGCTTGGGTTCAAATTGCTCACTGCATTAGGCCTAATGATAACCATGATTCTAAAAAGCTTGAGAGCAAATACAAGAAATTTGAATCTATTTATTACGAGCGTGGTGTTGCTGGAAAGTCTACAGCCTCGGGTTTTCAAGGCCCTAGTGGAATTGATGCTGATAAGTTTCTAAGTGAAAAGGGTTATGACTATTTTCCGGTGATGTGTCCTCGGTGGGAGACCACTGGAGAGGATGTCTATGGTACTAATTGCCCAGGCATGACCGTGATCGGTGATGTTAAGCAATTACAGACTGGTGAGAAGAGATCTCTGCAGGCCATTGAGAAAATGGTTAATCCTCCAATGATCGCGCCGACTGCAATGAAAAAAGCAAAGACCTCAGTTTTGCCTGGAGATATAACGTATGCAGATACTCGAGATGGTAACGCTGGGTTTAGACCAGTCTATGAAACACGTTTTGATATTCAAGCGTTAGAATCTAAGCAAGAGCAAGTGAGGAAGAGAATCCAGAGAGGATTCTATGAGGACTTATTTTTGATGCTTGCCCAAAGTGACAGGCGTCAAATTACAGCAACAGAAATCGATGAGCGTAGAGAAGAAAAACTTTTGGCCCTGGGTCCAGTGCTTGAGCAATTGAATCAAGATTTGCTCGATCCGTTAATAGATAACGTGTTTTTTGAAATGATGGAAATGGGAATGTTACCAGAGCCACCTGAAGAGTTGGCAGAGGCTGACTTAAAAGTTGAGTACATATCAATTATGGCTCAGGCTCAAAAGCTTGTTGGCGTTAGTGGTGTTGAGAGATTCACTAATTTTGTTAGTGGCGTGGCGCAGATAGCTCCAGGTATTCTGGATAAAGTTAATGGTGATGAGCTGGTTGAGGTTTATGGACAGTTTACATCGATCCCACCAGGTATTGTTAGAGATCAAGAGGAAGTAAATGCCGTGAGACAAAAGCAGGCTGAGGCTCAGGCACAGCAACAAAAAGCAGAACAGGCACAGATGGCAGCGAGCGCAATGAAAGACTTGAGTCAGGCACCGATGGATGATGGATCAGCCCTAGCTGCAGCGATGCAGGGTGGGGGTATAGGTGAGGGATAAGAAAGACGCCTATGTGAAAAACGCATCTGATGAAAAGCAAGTTAAGCAAAGCCAAGCGATGGAGAGAATCGGTCGCGATCAAGAGCTTGACGATATAAAGGCGATGATGGCCACCGAGTGTGGGAGGCGTTTTGTTTGGCGTCTTTTAGAGGAGTGTGAAACTTTTGGTTCTGTAAGAAGAGCTAATTATGGGGACACTTACTATATATCTGGGAAGCAAGACGTAGGTCATTTTGTAATGGCTGAAATTGCTGAGGCTGATGAAATGGTTTTAGGAAAGTTAATGATAGAAAATTTTAATAATAAAGGAGTAAATTAATGTCTGATGAAATTAAAGCTGCAGAAACAGAGCCAGCTGATGATGTAAAGACTGATTCAAGTTTGATCACAGAAGAAAAACCAGAAGCAAAAGAGAAGGGGCCAGCTCCTCTCTATGAAGACAAAGAGTCTGATGATGGTGATGATGCTGAGGTTAAAGAAAAAGAAAGTGACGAAGAGCCCAAGGAAAAAAAGGATGAGGAAACTGATTCTAAAAAAGCAGACGGTGATGACAAAGAATATGATTCGCTAGATGCTCCCGAGGATTCACTATTAAATGACGCTGACATGGAGAGGATTCTTACTCGTGCGAAGGAAGAAGGACTCGGAAAGGAAGCTGCTCAGAAGTATGTGGACATTGCTCAAGAAACTTTAAAAGAGAATCAATCAAATCTAAGTCAGACACATAGTGAACTATCTAATAAATGGGTGGATGATGCAAAAGCTGATAAAGAAATCGGTGGTGAAAAATTTGATGAGAGCCTGTCGATGGCAAATAAAGCTCTTAAAAAGTTTGGAACTGAAGAGCTCTTTGAGTCTCTCGACGAGACTAAGTTTGGCAATAATCCAGAGGTTGTTAGAGTGTTCGCTCGAATTGGTAGGGCAATGTCGCCTGACTCTCTTCATGTTTCAGAAAATCACATGAAAACTGAAAAGACGTTAGAGCAACAGTTCTATCCTGATGACGTATAAACTAAACTTTTAAGGAGAATTATAATGGCAGTATTAAGTGGAAACGCCCTGACTCTTATAGATTGGGCAAAGAGAAAAGACCCTGACGGGAAAACTTCGAGCATCGTTGAATTGCTTATGCAAACAAACGAGATCCTCGATGACATGCTTTGGGTTGAGGGAAACCTTCCAACGGGGCATAGAACTACAGTTCGCACAGGTTTACCGACTGTTGCATGGAAACTTTTAAATCAAGGTGTTCAGCCTTCTAAAAGTACCACTGCTCAGATCGATGAAGCTGTTGGTATCATGGAAGCATGGTGTGAGGTTGACGTTGATATCGCAATGTTAAACGGAAACACTGCAAGCTTTCGTTTATCTGAGGCTCAAGCATTTATCGAAGCGATGAATCAAGAGATGGCATCAACGTTAATTTATGGAAACGGATCAACTTCTCCAGAAGAATTTACTGGATTGGCTAACCGTTACTCATCAACTACTGCAGGAAACGGTCAGAACGTTATTCTTGGCGGTGGTTCTGGAGCTGACAATACTTCTGTATGGTTAGTTTGTTGGGGACAGAATTCTGTTCACGGTATTTTTCCAAAAGGATCAAACGCTGGTTTACAGCATTTTGATCATGGGGAAGTAACTGTCCAGGATTCAACCGGTGTGGCTACTAGCCGTTTGAGAGCTTACCAGGATCAGTGGCAGTGGAAGTGTGGTATTGCACTAAAAGATTGGAGATTTGCAGTTCGTATTCCGAACATTGATGTCTCTGATTTGACAGCTAACTCTGGTTCTCAGGCTGACTTAATCAATCTTATGATTAAAGCTATGCACAGATTGCCAAGCATGAACATGGGTCGATGCGCGTTCTATATGAACAGAACATCTTTTCAGCAGCTTGATATCCAACGTCGCGATGATGTTGCTGCAGCTGGCATGACTTATAATGAAGTTGATGGGAAATTGGTTCCAAACTTTAGGGGTATTCCTATTCGCAAGGTTGACTCAATTCTTGAGACTGAAAGCCTCGTATCTTAATTTAAAAGGAGATTTATTATGTATGTAGATGCAAAATTATTACTAAGTGACGCTCAGGCTGTTACAGCTTCAGCTGACTCAACAAACATCATTGATGCTGGTATCGCTCGCGATATTGGTACTGGTGAGACTTTGTACATGGTTACTGTTTGTGATGTGACTATGGCTGACACTGGGTCTGATTCAACAATCACTGTTGCCTTGCAAGGTGACTCGACTACCACCATCACTCCAGATGCTACGCAGGATCTTTATGTTTTTCCTGCGTTATCTGCAGCTGGTACGGTTAAGTATGCAAAGCTTGATCCTGGTTCTGCCCCATTGCAGTATCAGTACATAAACGTTGCTTACACTGTAGCAGGTGGAAACTTGAGCGCTGGGTCTTTTACTTCTTTTATCACTACTGATATTAGTAAGTACGAGAGTTATGCAAGTGGTTTCACTATTAGCTAAGGAGCTATGAATGTTAGTAAAAGCAATTAGAATGGGTTTTTATGATATGCGGAGAAGAAAAGAGGGTCAGGTTTTTAACATCAAATCTGAGAAGGAATTCTCAGAAGCTTGGATGATTAAAATCGACAAGAAAGAAGCTCCTAAAAATGATGAGTCTATTGAGCCAGAAATCGAAGAGGATAATTTCGACGATGATGATGGCGTGATCTAATTAACTAGGGGGAGTATTTTCTCCCCCTTCTTTTGGAGTAAGTATGGCAGATTCAAAAACAGTAATTGCAAACATGGCGCTCTCTCACATTGGTCAGGGTAAACATATTTCTGATCTCGAGACTGAGACATCTCAGGAGGCTAAGGCTTGCAGACAATTCTATGAGACTGCAAAAAAGCTTTGCTTGCGTGATTTCCCATGGAGTTTTGCTAGAGTTTTGTTTGATCTAAGTTTAGTTGAGGAGTTAAAAACTCTCGATGCAAATGCAGAGTGGACTTACTCCTATCAATACCCGACTGACTGTTTGATGATTCGCAGGATTGGTAGTGGTGCTAGAACTGACAGCAGACAATCAAGGCAATCTTATCTATTGCAAAATAGTGGTAACACGAAATTGATTTACTGTGATGTGGAGAATGCTCGATTAATTTATACGAAAAATGTTACTGATGTGACAGTGTTTCCTGCTGATTTTGATTTAGCACTTTCTTATAAATTAGCTGAGTTGATTGTTCCTAGAGTTTCGGCTGGAGATCCTTTTGGTGCAAAGAAACAGATGAAAGAATATTACGAGATGGAGATCAGTGGCGCTCAGTCAAATGATCAGAATGAAATTCAAGATGATGAATTACCAAAATCCGAGTTCGAAAGATCGCGAGAGGGATGATATGAAATCAATGATGTTAAGTGATGAAGAAAAAAAAGATATGGCAACGCCCACTGCAATTAGTGAGCGTGAATCCTACCCTCATGGCCTGTGCATTTATATAGATGATGAGATGATGGCTAGACTTGAGATCAAAGAGGTCCCAAAGGTTGGTCAGTCGTTCATGCTTTTAGCCAAGTGCGTGGTTAAGGAAGCTCGAAAAGAAATGAATAATGAGATCGATAATGTGTCTATGAGTTTACAGATTACAGATATGGATCTTAAAGAAGAGAAGGAAGAAAAGGACAAAGCCACAGAGTTTTACGGAGGATAAGTGTCAACGTTAATCCAAAGAAGTTTTGCCAGTGGTGAGATAACGCCTGCTCTTTATTCAAGAGTGGATTTCTATAAGTATCAAACAGGCTTAAGAACTTGCAGAAACTTTTTTATCATGAGGCATGGTGGTGCTCAGAACAGGCCGGGGACAGAGTATTCTGCTCACTGTGGTTTTGAACTAGGCGAAATCCGACTCATACCTTTTCAGATCGATGCAACGTCAAGCTGCGTTTTAGAATTCGGTGGTGGTGCCTTGATTTCGAAAGCTGGATACATGCGTGTTCATAAAGAGGGCGCTCCTGTTTTGCAATCTGCCAAGACAATAACTAATTGGAATTATGGTGTGACGTTTGCACGAATAACAATCGCTGGCCATGGTTATTCCACTGGTGATCAAATATATATATCGGGAGTTTCAGAGGGCTTTAGAGTTAATGGAAATTATTATAATGTGACTGTGGTGGATGTTAATATTTTACAGCTCCAGGAGACTTTTTATGGTGGAACTATTGACACTCCTCTATGGACTGAGTCTCTGAGTGGTGGAACTGCTGCTAAGATTTATGAACTTGCGACAGGTATTATAAACGCATCACTCCCTGATATTCAGTTTGCACAAAAAGAAAATGTTTTAACTATAGTGCATCCTGACAATGATCCGATTGAAATCACTAGGACTAGTGACACGAGTTGGGCTAAAGCTACAATAAGTTTTGCACCTAGTGTGACAGCTCCGACTAGTATCTCTGGCACTATCGCTGGAGGAGCTGTAGATTATTATACATGGAATGTGACGGCTATTAGCTACCCTGGATTTGAGGAGTCACTGCCAGGAACAGCGTCAGTAACGAGCTCAAATGCTCCAATAAGTCTCACTAACAAGGGTACTGTCTCTTGGAATGTAGTGTCTGGTGCCGATCAATATAATGTTTTCCGAGCCGATGACCAAACCAATAACTTTGGGCTAGTGGGCGTTGGTTACGTTGACCCTAGTAACGCAGCAAAAGGTCGCTTTGTTGATATTGGTGTCAGCCCTGACTTTAGCAAAACGCCACCGACAAACCCTGGGTATTTTGTCGGGGTTAATAAAGTTCCTGGAGTGGTGGCATACTTTCAGCAGCGATTGATCTTGGCTGCTACAAATAACAATCCAGAAAAAGTATTCATGAGTCGTACTGGCCACTTTAAAAATTTCAGTATTAAATACCCTATACAGGCTGACGATTCAATTGTCTTTGAGATTTCTGGCAGGCAGATCCAGAACATAAAACATATTGTTGATATCGGTCGATTGGTTATGTTTACAACCAGTGGCGAGTGGACACTCGAAGGGTCAGACCTTGGGGTATTGACTCCAACAACATTAAATCTAAAGCAGCAATCTTATAATGGAGCGAGTAGTGTTCCACCTCTAGTTATTACAAACTCATGTTTATACGTTCAAGCTAGAGGGTCTATCGTTAGAGATTTCGGGTATGACTTCCAGAGTGATGGGTATAAGGGAAATGATCTGACACTTTTTAGTTCACATCTTTTTGATGGTTACGATATCAACCGCTGGACCTATCAGCAGGTGCCACATTCAAATGTTTGGGCTGCTAGAAGTGATGGGACTCTTTTATGCCTTACTTATTTAAGAGAGCAATCTATGGTGGCTTGGTCTAGACATGATATGGAAGGTGCCATTGTAAGTGACACTGTTAGTATCTCAGAGCAGGGCGAGGACTACGTTTATATGTTGGTCTCAAGGGATTACACAAATGTTGAGGGTGACGCTGCTACAAAGGTAGCAGTGGAAAGAATGTCCACTAGAGAATACACATCTGTTGCTGACTCTAAATTTTTAGATGGCAGCGTTACCTATGACGGCAGAAACACAGGAACAGCGACTATGACTCTGTCTGGTGGAACTGACTGGACTTATGATGAGACTCTGACAATTACATCTAGCACTAGTTATTTTATTGCTGATGATGTTGGTAGCGAAATCCATTTAACTGATACTGATGGCGACATTATTAGGATGTCGATTGATACCTACAGCTCAGCGACAGTAGTCACTGGCAAGCCTCATAAGACTGTTCCTGTGGGACTGCAAGCCACAGCGACAACAAATTGGTCAAAGGCTGTTAAGGTAGTTTCTGGATTGCTTCATCTTGAGGGAAGGTCAGTGTCTGTATTGGGTGATGGGTTTGTTGTGGCAAGTCCTAATAATACAGCCTATGACACTATCACTGTGGACAGTGCTTATGTAACTTTAGATAAGTGCTATGCTGTGATCCATGTTGGAATTCCTTTTACTAGTGACATCGAAACACTTGATATCGATGTCACTAACGCTGAGACTTTACTCAATAAGTTTAAAAATAGCGGTGAGATCTCCTTAATGACTGAAGAGACTCGAGGTCTATGGGCTGGATCAGAGCCTCCTAGTGATGATGCTCTTGATCCACTTGAGGGCTTGAGTGAGTTAAAGATGAGAAATTCAGAAGGTTATGAATCTCCAATTGCTTTGAATACAGGCCCGATGGAAAGTTTGATCAAGGCTCAGTGGAATAATAACGGCAGAGTTTTTATAAGACAAGTTGACCCATTGCCAGCCTCAGTCTTAGCAATTGCACCGACTGGGCAATATCCAATAAAGAAGGGTAAATAAATGGAATACAATAAGAATGTTAGTTTCGGAGTAGACTTTGCAACATCGCTGGGTGGTATGGTTTCAGGCGTTGCTCAATCAAATGCGATGAGAGCTCAAGGTGATTACGCTGCCAAGATTGGTGAGATGAATGCAAGATTTGCAGAGATGGAAGCTAAGGAAGTAATTTCTGCTGGCGACAAGGAAGCAGGCGAACATGGTAAGCAGATCAATCAACTGGTTGGCAAGCAAAAGGCAGCGTTTGCAGGTGGGAATATTAAGGTGGATTCAGGCACAGCTCTAGCCGTTAGGAAGCAAACCATTGAACTTGGCCAGGATGAGCAAAGAACTATCAGAAACAATGCCTGGAGAAAATCGTTTGGCTTACAGCAGGACGCTTTTAATTCAAGAGCTGGAGGGTTGGCTGCAAAAAACAGAGCTAATCAAGCGGCTGATTCAACATTGATCACTGGTGCCTTGAGGTTTTCTAGGCAAGCTAGTGAGTCTTATAGAAATTTTAAATCAAATTCGAGTGAGCCTAAAGAGGTGGAAAAGAAGGTCGCGCAAAATTACGATCCAGCCACTTATGAAACTCAAAGAATGATCGAAAGGACTGCATAATGCCAAAAGTCCCAACGCTCGATAGGAACAGAGTTTCACAACAGCCATTAAAGATGGGTCGAATTCAGACTCAGCAGACTAATGATCCAAGAGCTGCAAGACAGACTCAAAGGGCTGCTGACGAATTAAATAATTATAGAAATAAGTTGGAGGAGGCTGAGCAAAAAAAAGCTGATCAGCTGGCCATCATGGATGCAGACCAAAAGTTGTCTGCCCTTGAAACCTCGATGTTATATGACCCTAAAACTGGAGCGATGAATTCTCGTGGCAAGTATTCTTTTGCCCTGCCCGATACTGAGCTCCCTGACTTTGACGCTCGTGCCGGGGAAATTGGAGAGGGCTTATCTAACGATTTTCAAAGGATGAGCTTTCAAAAGATGCTTGGCAACAGGCGTGGTCATGTTGATAAGCAGATACAAAGACATGTTTCAAAAGAAACTAAAACTTATGATGATCAAGTTACTAAAGATTATGTTTCAAACGAGATTAACGCAGCTATTGAAAACGCGCATGATCCTGAGAGAATTAAATTGTCTATGGATCGAATGAAGGGCGCTATATTATCTCACGCTGATAGAAATGGCTTAAGCCAAGAGTCCACAGATAGATTGCTTGAGGATACTCAGAGCAAGACTCATAAATCAGTATTCAGTAAGATTCTAAATAGTGGCGGTATCACATCTGCTCAGCAGTATTATGCCAAGTATAGAGATGAAGTTACTGGAGAGGACCGCATTGATCTTGATAAGGCTCTAAAAGAGGGGCTCATTGATCGCGATTCACAGTTTGCCAGTGATAAGATTTTTAACAAATATCCTGATGACATGGGCAAGGCTATTAAAGAAGTGGCCAAGATTAAAGACACTGAGAAAAGAGATGAGGCTACCAGGCGTTTGAAGAATCGTTACGCTGACAACAAGCTTGCCGAGATTCATGAAAGCAGGCAGTCGTTTAATTCAGCCTATGATGTGCTTGAAAAAACTGGCGGTGTCCTAGAGTCGATCCCTCGTGCTCAGTGGGCAGAGATGGAGCCTGATAAAAAAGAGAAATTAAAAAAGATTGCTAATGATATTAAATATGGAACTGGTCAGACAGACTGGGATACTTATTACAATTTGAAAATGATGGCAGGAAACTCTGCCACTAGGGATGAATTTAAGAGATTAAATCTCCCTGAATATTTTGATAAGCTAGGCAATGCTGAAAAGAAAACACTCATCAACCTGCAGTCTGAGTCTAAAAAAGGTAAAGATAAATTGCTTGATGGAATTCAAACTCATAGCCAGATTGTTACTGGTGTCTTACAAGAGGCTGGTATAGATAAAAAAGATGCGAGTGTCCCTCTTTTTAGAAAGAAACTTGATGAGCTAGTTGTTCAGCAACAAAGCGCCACGGGAAAAGAAGTCACGAATGCTGAGGTCCAGGACTTAGCTGATAACTTAATGTTTAAAGTAGTCACTCAAAAAGGTTGGTTCTGGGATACTGAGAAACGACTGTTTGAAGTCGAGCCAGGTGATGAGATGATTGTTAGATTTGAAAACATCCCTACTGACGATAGGCTTGAGCTTAAGAGAGTTCTTGAAGCTAATGGTAGGGACAGCAGTGATGAGGCTGTTACAGAGGCTTATGCGACATGGTTAAAGGGGCAACGAAATGGAAAGTAAATTCGACAGCCTTTTTCCAGAGCCAAAAAAAGAACCATCAAAATTTGATAGCGTTCTGGACCCAAAGACTCAGGCGTTAAAGCAATCTCAGTTTGTTGTTAAGAAGAAAAACCCTGAGCAAACATCTGAAGCTTTTAATATTTCAAAGAAATACAATGTGCCAGTGGAATTTGCAGAGAGAAACCTGGAGAGCTTTAAGAAAAAAGAGCTCAATGCCGATATGGGATTTGAGGCTGCTGCTGCAAGATCCCCCCGATTAGGCGCTTGGCTTCAGGACCCGAATAGGGCCAGTGTTTCTCGAGATGATCTGGACACGTTGAGTAAGATCGAAAAGGACACTGGTCGTATTCGGGCTTATAATGATGGGCCATCTTACAAGCGTGATCTCGGAGAGGCTTGGGATACAGGGGTTGACCAGCTAGGAGCTAGTGGTTTGCACCTTGGTTTGACGTTTGGTTACGGTAATCAGGATGAAGTCTTGCCGATGATTGCTGAGAGAAATAAAAAAATAAGAGAGCGACAAGAGAGAATTCCTGAGTACGCTAAAGAATTCACAGAAATGTTTCAAAGGGAAGCTGGCGATATAGTCAAGGCTCATAAGCGTACCAAGGCAGGCCTTGATATGGCTAGAGAAGGCAAGATCATAGACGGTTTTATCGAGCATAGTAAGGGTAAGATCGGAACTGCTGCTGAGCTTTTAGATCTCTTGCAAGAAACAATTAGAAGGCCCAAGGGTTTGTTTAGAGCCTCGACTGAAAGTGCTGCGTTTAGTTTACCAGCATTAGTTCAAGGGCAAGTGACAGGGCTTGCAGGGGCTGCAGTGGGCGCTGGTGGTGGGCCGTTTGGAGCAGGAGCTGGTTATGTTGGTGGAACTGTTTTAGGGACATTTTCTGGATCAGCTGCTGTCGAGACTGGCGCTTGGATTAACCAGGCTATGACCGAGCGTGGTTATGATGTCGCTGATGTGGACAGTTTAAAGAAAGCCTACAGTGATAAAGCCCTAATGACTGAGATCAGAAAAGAGGCTGCTAGAAAAGGTATCGCCACGGCTGCAGTGGATGGCTTGTTTTCAGCCGTTGCTGGTGGACAGCTGGCCAAGGTCGGTAAAGGTGTGGCCAAGAAAGCCGTTGCTGCCACGACTGACGTTGCAATACAAATGACTGGTGAGTCCTTGAGTGAGGCTGCAGGTCAAGCGGCTGCTCGTGGTAACTTACATCAGATTGATTTCACAGAAGTTCTTATGGAGGGTTTTGTTTCCATGGGTCACTCGGCTGCTGAGTCAGTTATAGTTGGCGGTGGGAAAAAGATATTATCAAAAACTCCTGGCGTCGATACGGCTAAAGAAAAGATCGCTGGAAAAGTAAAAGACAAAATCAAAAGTGTTAATGACAAATATCCATCTCCTCAAACGTTTACAGAAAAAGCTGACGATTTATTAACTAACGTGCAAACGGCTCAGGAGTCTGTATCGAGTTTACAAGCACTTGATCAGATGGTGGCCAATGCAGAGAAGTCAAAACTAAGAGAGCGCAATCCAGAGGTGTTCTCGGAATTTGTAGAGCATTCAAACGCTGATGACAATCAGGCTGTGTTTTTTCAAAAAGAAGAGTGGGATGAGATGTGGCAATCCAAGGGCATTAGTCCTGTGGAAAAAGCTGAGGAATTCCTAGCCATGGAAAGCTATGATGATTCTGCTCAGAGTGGCCAGACCGTTGAGGTTAAATTAAAAGATTTTTTAAAAGTCATGGGTGAGAAACGTCAGGATTATGCTGAGGTTATGCAGATCGTTCGCACGTTACCTGATGGGCAGACTGTGGCTGAGGCTAGGGAAGTCATTAATAATATTCCTGGAGATATCGATCAGTTGGCAGCTGAGGCTAAGATTGAAAAGAAGAAAAGAGACAAGGACATCGAGGCTGAGAAAGTTTTTAAAGAAAAGTTAGTCACTCAGCTAAAGGCTGCAGGCAGAGACCCGATAGAGGCTGAGCATGTGGTTAGCACTTACAACACGTTTGCAAAAAACTTGGGCTATACTTTTGAAGAGGTCGCTGAGAGGTTTGATCTAAACATTCAAGAGATTAAAGATGCCGAAACACCAAGCGGTGGCCAGGTTTTTAATCAACCAAAGATTTCAAAAGAAGAGGCTCCTGCATTTTATTCTAAGATGGAAAAATCCATTGAGTCTAAGATGGGAAATTCTGCCACGGTCGAGCAGGTCCGAGCTATTATAAAAGAATCCAAGTCAGATGAGATCGAGTGGTCAGGCATCGAACAGTTTCTTGAGGGTAAGAAGAAAGTATCCAAAGAAGAGTTACTCTCGTTTTTACAAGAGAATGTTCTGCCTATTGAAGAGGTTGTTTTATCTAATGCCAGCGTAGAGTTTGAGGGGAATGAATTAACTGGCGATGCCGATGGTTATATATGGAGAGTCTGGGCTGGCGAGAATGATGTCCAAGAAATACACAATACTAGTGATGAGGCTGAGGCGGCTGTCGAGAGGTTGGTTGAGGAAAATCCAGAAACCACTGCTGATGATTGGCCAATACAGGATGTTTCTGTTGAAGCAGAATCTCTAGAGGGTGGCGCTGTCGAATCCAGATATGACATTGAAGGCACCAAATACCAAGACTACACTCTACCAATCACAGACAAGATGAAAGAAACAATCTTGAATGAGGGGCAGGAGCTATACCAAGAAAACCGTGGGCGTATATCATTTGCTCCAAATAACAAAGTGACTATTGATCTTTTTAAGGGCGCTGATAAATCAACTTTTATTCACGAGTCGGGACATTTATTTCTGGAGATGATGAGATCTTTTAGTGACGATCCTAAAGCAACACCTCTTTTAAAAGAGGACTTTCAAGGCGTGTTGAAATGGCTTGGTGTGGAGTCTGCTGATCAGATCAAGGTCGAGCACCATGAGAAATGGGCCAGAGGATTTGAAGCTTACATGAGGGAGGGAAAATCTCCATCTGCTGCAATGAGAAAAGCTTTTAATACTTTCAAGGTTTGGCTTACAAATATTTACAAGCGTGTCTCTCAACTTGATGTTGAAATCAATGACGATATCAGAGGGATTATGGATCGCCTGCTGGCAACAGAAGAAGAAATCGCTGAGGCTCGAAACGAGTTGGCAGACATTCCAATGTTTGTTGATCCTGTGGCGATGGGTATGAATAAAAAGAATTCAGAGAGATACAGGGACGCTCAGGAAGAAGCATTGCTTCAGGCAAAAGAGGAGCATTTAAAGAAGGCTGAAAAAGACGTTCTTAAAAGAAAGAAAATCCAGGCCAAGATAAATAGAAAAAGAATAGAGGACACTGTTAGAGAGGAGCCACTTTACAAGGCCATTGAATCTCTTAAGTCTAAGGACCTTGAGGACGGGGCACCTCCATTAAAATTTGATCGCAAGTCTTTTAAAGCTGCCTTCCCAGAAATCTATGGGTCAGATAAATTTAGAGGGATGTATGCTGATGAGGGTGGCTTGCCTACTGATGTAGTCGCTGAGATCATTGGCTTTAATTCTGGAAGTGAATTAGTAACAGCTATAAACGCAGCGCCCACTATGAAACAAGTTGTTGAGAATGAAGTGAACCGTTTGACCGATGAGCAATTCGCTGCTGAAGAAACGGCTGAGTCTTTAGAAGGTTCTGCAATGGATGCTCTCCATAATGATTCAAGAGCTAAGCGTTTAAGATTAGAGATGGAGCACATCGCTACAAATCACAAAGGTCTTGCTAACGAAATCACTAGGAAAGTAACTAGCAGGCCACCGAGCAACTCTGATATGCGAGCTCTTGCAAAAAGACTCATCGGAGATACAGCTGTTGGGTCTATTAGGCCTAATCAATATCGTTTATCTGAGAGACGTTATGCAAAAGAGGCTGGAAAGCTTTTAGCAAAGGGTGATCTTGAGGGCGCGATGATGGCCAAACAAAGAGAGCTTTTGAATTACTACCTCTTTAAAGAGGCTCAATCTGCCAAGGAAACTTTTGGTAAAACTCAAAGGCTTGCTAAAAAGTTTTTTGGTAACGATCAGAAAATAGCAAAGACTCGTGACATGGATATGGTTGCTGCAGGTAGAGCAGTCCTGGCAAGGTATGGCTTAGGTAAATCAAACAAAGAGCCCATGCAATACATCGCTAAGATTAAAGAGTATAATCCTGATGCTTATGAAACTGTGGCTGGTCTTGTTACAAGTGTTATGGATGAAGCCGCTGATTATAAACAGATTACTCAGAGTAGGCTTGAGGATGTCAGACAATCCCTTGAGGCTCTGTGGAATTTGAGCAAGGACATGAAAGAGATTGAGATTGATGGGGAAAAGGTTTCAATAAAATCAGCCGTTGACGAAATGAATAAGAATTTAAATGTCTTTAGAAAAAAAGGACAGCAGAAAAAATATAATGAAACAGCTAGCAAGAATGATAAATTTCAAGCAAAGATCCTAAATCTAAAAGCATCTTTTAAACGGCTTGAGAACTGGATTGATCTCATGGATATGGGTAAAATCGACGGGCCTTTTAGAGCCTATCTGTGGACTCCAGTGAGTGAGGCTCTTGATCGTTATCATGAGGCTAAAGCTAAGTATAAAAAAAGATTAATGGATTTATCAGAGCCCTTTCAAAATAGGAAGGACTACGAAAAAGAGATCGTAGCTCCAGAACTAGAATTTGAGGGAAAGGCTTTTAGATTTAGAACTAAGTACGAATTGCTTGGCGCCTTGCTTCATACTGGAAATAAATCAAACATGAAAAAACTTGTCATTGGTTATGGCTGGGGGACGCTTGATGAAAATGGTGAGCTGGTCTCGACCAAGTGGGATAAGTTTATCCAAAGAATGTGGGATGAAAAGGTACTGACCAAAGAGGATTATGATTATATCCAGTCTGTTTGGGATATGATGGAAGAAATTAAGCCCATGGCTCAGAAAGCTCATAAGAAAATCAATGGATATTTCTTTGATGAGATAACAACCAACGAATTCAAAACTCCTTTTGGAACATATAAAGGTGGGTACGCTCCAGCTAAGGTCGATCCTTATGCAGTTTCCGATCAGGCAAGGAGAGCAGACCTTGAGCAGTTCATAAAGAGTAACCCTAATTTTACATGGCCTGCTGCTGGTGGCAGTGGATTAACCAAGAATCGTGTGGAAAATTACAATAAACCGCTGATGTTAAATATTAGCCTTGTTGGAAACCACTTATCGGAGGCGCTAAAGTATGCCATGGTTAAGCCAGCAGTGATCGATGCTGCAAAGATTGCAACCAACCAAGAGTTTAAAGACATCATAGGAGATATAGACAGAGCTGTAGTTAGTGATCTTATAGTGCCTTCTCTTAACAGGGCTGATAAGGATAATATATATGCTGATGACGCTAGACTTTCGCCTCTCATCTCTGGGCTGCTTAATGGCTTGAGACAAAATGCGATCATGCAGCTCATGTTTTTCAATATTAAAAATACAGCTGAGCAGGTGGCTGGAGTTTTCCCTGCTCAATACAGAATAGGTGGCGCTCATCTAGCTAAAGCTCATGCTGAGTATTTAAAGAATCCAAGAGAGATATCTAAAATGATACTTGAAAAATCAGTGGCGATGAGGACTAGGACTGATGATCAAATTTACTTAATCGACAAAGCATCCAGAGAAATATTTGATGTCGCGGCGACTAAGGTGGAGAAGGCAGTTAAGAATTATAAGACTGTAAATGATTGGGGAACTAGTCACGCCTACTTGACTCAGTCAATGTTTCAGAACCAGCTCGATAATGTCGTATGGCTTGGGTCTTATAATGGATCTATCGCTGATGGTAAGACTGAAAAGCAAGCTGTTAGAAAAGCTGATTCAGATGTACGCTTAACGCAAACATCGAGGAGATCGTTTGATGTTGCTGGAATTGAGACTAGTCAGATGCTAAACTTTTTTAGTAACTTTTATAGTTTCTTTTTACAGATGGGCAATCTCAATTCTGCTGCTCTGCAAAAGATATACTATTCTGATCTAAGTCTTAAGGATAAGAATAAAGAATATTTCTTTTCATACCTTATGAACTATGCACCTATTGCAATTATCTCAGCCATCATCGGTAAGCTGGCAAGCGGTGATCTTGATGAGGATGATGATGGAAAGTATTCTGATGATCTCTATGAGGTATTTGTTGGATCTCAGATTGAGTTGGGATTTGCCATGGTGCCAGTGATCGGTGCTGGTGGCGCTGCCTTTTATAGCCAAGCCACTGGTGGTAAACCTTATATGACTAAGATTGGAGCATCTCCAGCAGCAGAGGCTGTGGGTGTCATTGGTCGGGCACTGGGTGATACAACTAAAGGTGAATACACTGACGGCGATATAAAGAACAGAGAGATTAAAGACGGACTATCAGCGTTCGGTATTATTATGGGCCTACCCACAGGGCCACTAGCCAAACCAATTATTTATCAAAGAGATGTGAACACAGGAAAAGCAAGGCCATCTGGACCAGTTGACTATGTGCGTGGTCTAGTTACAGGCAAGCCAGGAACTAAGTAAGATGTATATAAATCAGGGAGAAATTTAATATGAGTGTTGGATCAGAGACTAGCAGACAAACGCCTTATACGGGTAACGGTACTACAGCTGCATACGCTTATGCGTTTCATGTTTTTAATCAGGCTGACTTACAGGTGATAGTTGAGACTGTGGCGACAGGTGCTCTCACTACGTTGGCAATAACTACGGACTACACTGTGACAGGTGTTGGAGAATCTGCTGGTGGAAACATTGTTTTAGTGGACGCAGGTCAGGCTTGGATTGATGGCTCAAGTTTTCTAGATACTGGGTACAAGTTACTGATCAGAAGAAAGCCCACAATTTTACAAGAAACAGACATTAGAAACCAGGGGGATTTTTATCCTCAGGCTCATGAGAATCAGTTTGATAAAACTGTCTACCAGAATCAGAGCCAACAAGATGAGATCGACCGCTCGTTAAAATTACCTGAGTCTATTTTAAGTTCTGATTTTGATCCGACTCTGCCTGTGGATATTGAGACAGCAGACTCGACGATTATAACAAACCCAGCAGGCGATGCTTTTATTGTCGGACCCACTGCTAATGAGATCTCAAGTGCTCAAGGGTACGCGGTCGCTGCTGATGCGAGTGCGACAGCCGCTGCTGCCAGTGAAACAGCTTCTGGAGTTAGCGAAACTGCTGCTGCTGCAAGTGCTGCTGGCGCTGCTGCTGCCTTGGCCAGTGCATTTTTTAGAGATGTTGTCTATGTTGATAACACTGATTCTCCGATCACTATAACCCAAGCTGACAATGGTAAACTATATTCTATTGATTCAAGCAGTGGCACCTTAGCAGTGACTGTTCCTGAGATTGCCACACTGAGCTTGCCGTTTAATATAACTTTTCTGCTAGCTACAGCTGGGAATACCGTTACCATCAGCAGGTCAGCGACCGATACAATTGAGAGTGGCACATCGACAGTAATCTCGACAGGTGGGGAGGGTTTGCAATTAGTGGCAGACACTGACGGGTCTCCAGATAATTATTCTGCCCTTAGTTTTGGTGGAGTGGCTGATGGCTCGATCACTACTGCAAAGCTCGCCTCAGGAGTTGTTGGTAAGCATGGACTAGTGACAAAGACTACTACGTTTACAGGGCTTGCTAGTGAAACTTTTACTTCATGTGATACCTCAAGTGCTCCCTTTACAGGGACGCTCCCTACTGCTGTGGGAAACGAGGGTTTAGAATTAACCTATCAGTATTCTGATTCAGGCTTTGCTAACGCGCTGACTTTGGATGGCTTGGGCTCTCAAACTATTGGTGGAGACTTGACGACAACGCTTAACACTCGTGGTGAAACTCTTATTATAATTTCTGATAACGCTAATTGGATAATAAAGTCTAGAGTTATTCCTATGGAATACTTATCATATACTCCAAGCGATCAGGGCTTTGGAACTCTTGCTAGTATTGATTGCTTTTGGGCTAGAGATGGGAAAGATGTTGTTATGTCTATTGAGTTTAGGACAGGAACTTGCACTGGAGTTGAAGGGCGAATAGGCCTACCCGGATCATTAACTATAGACTCCACAGCCCTGGCGACTATTAAATGCCTCGGTTATTGGACAACCTCAGCCTCAACCGCTGGAGGTTATGGCTTTCATGTCCTGGGTGACGGTGGAAACGCTTACGTCAATCTAGGTCGCAATGGTACTGCAACCAGTGGCTTTTCTTTATTAAACGGAAACAGCTTAGTTGATAATTCTGAAAATTCTTTCACAATTAGAGTCCCGGTTACACAATGGAACTAAACAAAGGAAATAAAGATGGAATACATACAAGAGTACGCGCCACTAGTGGCACAGATTTTAGGCTACATAACTATTGGTGCAACAATCATAGTTAAACTAACGCCAAATAAAAACGACGATCTCAAGGCTGAAAAATTAGCTGGAAAGATTTGGAAGTATATTAACATGCTCCCAACTATTGGGAGCAATCCTCGGACTAAAAAGTTAGAGGAAGTTTATAAGGAACAAAAAGCAAAGTGAGCTTCCTAGCTTTTCTCCACGCTATTCCTGAAATCATAACTTTAATAAAGGCTATGTGTTTGCAAATGGACAGGCGTGGAGATAGTGATCAGATCAATAAGAAAAAAGAAATCAAAAAAAACTTGAAAAAGATTTCTAAAGCCATAGAGGAAAATGATGAGAAAGCTCTCAATGATGTTTTTAATTCTCTTTAACACTGGGTGCATGTCTACCATTGAGATGGATGATCCTATTGTTTGGCAGTTTAAGATCATTGAAGTTGAGGGTAAGACTATGATTTGTGAGGACCCTGAGAAACTTTACGAAAGGCTTAGCCAGTGCAAGTAACGACTGATCAGGTCATAGGTGTTCTCATGATAGCAACCCCTGCAGCTATTGGGTGGTGGATTAAATCAAGCCTTGATAAACTAGATCAAATTAAGCTCATGGCTCATAAGGTTGACGTTTTATCTGGCCAGATGAAAGAAATTAAGGGTGAATTAAAAGTCATCATTGAGCTCGGTAAGTCCATGGCTGTCCAGGAAAATAAAACTAATACTTTGTTTGGTAAGTATGACGAATTAAACGAGAGGTTAAATAAATTAAGTGTTCAAATTCAGTGAGAGATCAAAAGAAAATTTGAGAGAGTGTCATCCTGACTTGCAGAAATTATTTCTAAAAGTAATTCAGGTTTATGACTGCTCTATAATAGAGGGTCATCGCGGTGAGGCTGAACAGAACAAAGCCTATCACGCTGGTAAATCTAAATTAAAATACCCTAGATCAAAGCATAATAAAATCCCATCGATGGCTGTTGATGTGGTGCCATATCCTGTGGACTGGAATGATCGCGAGAGATTTGTTTACATGGCTGGCATTATAAAAGGCATCGCTGCAGAAATGGATATAAAAATTAGATGGGGTGGCGACTGGGATGGAAATAACGATCTTAAGGATCAAACGTTTTTTGATTTACCCCATTTTGAATTGCTTTAGGGACCTCAATCCTTGAGAGTCCCCTCAGCCAGTGAGCCCACCAGCTTTATTATAAACTAATTTTCTTTGGTAAGATAATCGGACTTTTTGCCTGACGGTTATGTTGCTCAATCTTGACAATGTCTCGAAATATTCGGGCAAGTTTTACGGTGTAGTATTCAGCATCCGAAACATCAGCGCCATCTTTAATCCTCTGGACGATTCTAGTCACGCCACCTGGCAGGACTTTCATCTCCACACCACCAGCAATATCCTCAATCGTAATCGTAACTTTTGCCATGCGTCATCCTTATCTTTTTTACTCGTTACACACGACAATAGGGGAAACTTAATTATGGAGTCAATATGTTCGGTAAAGTTTATAAATTATTAGCAGGAACAACGCCTTATTATGTAGTCGTTTTTTATGGCGTATCTAGCGTTGTTTTGAAGAAAGTTATTCAAAATCCAAATGTCTCTGATGAGTATCAGGTTGATGAAGTTTCAAACGAAATTCATGTAACACGAGCAGCATTTGCAACGGATTATGAGGTTATTCAAGACCTTGATATGAATGGCGATGCTGTCGCCAGTGTCAACTCAATGATGGGCATCTAGTGGCTATTACTTTTGCGGTTAGAGGCGATGATTTAAACGCTAGATATTCCAGCAATGGGGCAAGCCCAGGAATTATGGGTCCGCAAGGAGCCCCTGAAGTCACCACCGATACGCCTGGAATTAATGGCGTGAACTCAATTGATATGGTTGGAAGCTTTTTAACATTTCGCACATTAAACTATACAGGCATTTTAAACACTCCGGCTGCTGTTACGCGGTCGGTGTTGATGCGGGTTAATTTCGCTAGTCTTTCTTCAACTATAGCGTTATTTAGCATGGGTGGGGTAGTGAGAAGTCAGATAAACTATCTAGGGTTATCTATAAACAACACTCCTGAAATCATAGCGACTGTTGGGAACGAATCTGGGCAAACGGACTCCGGAACTACGGCATCAAGTGGAATTACTACGGGTGCTTTTTTTGACATCGTAGTTGCTTGGGATGGCACAACAAGTGCTGGTGGGCTTATAGTTTATGTTAATGGCGTGGCGAAATTAACGGACACCATGACTAGGGGCCTTCCGACATACAATGCTAACCAGCAAAGATGTTGCCACAATATTCTCATAGGAGCTGATTATGCCAACAGAAACGTCCATTACTCTGTCGATGAATTTGTTGTCTGGGATACGGTTATAGATCCGACAAACGTGACTTTAACTAGCGGGTCGGGTTCTCTAAGCGGGGCTTCAAGGACGGCTTATGTTGATGTTGATAGCTTTGACGCTCTTGCTGCTGGTGGTTCTGGTAGTATAAATCTCGGTGGAATACAGGTCTAATGGCAAATATTTATAGTGATTCATTAGATCAAACTTCAAGCTTAGGGAGAGCATAGAAATGGCAAGAGTAAATACAATAGGAAGAGATATTGCAACAGCAGGCACAGAGCTGCCAGCATCAGCGAGTGATCTCTGGGTTTCATGGTTTATCGTTGAGTTTAAGTCTGCAAATACTGGGTCAAATGGATACCGATCTTGCTCCACTACCTGTGACAACACTTACCCTGCGATCACTGCAACAAAGCCCTTTTCATGGGCTATCGCTGGACAAAATTTTAATCTCAAAGACTTGTATCTTGATGTTGATACAAGTGGTGATGGATTTTGGATCAGCTATGGTATTGCTCAGACAGAAGTTGCAGCAGATCAACCAGCTTAAAGATTATTAAGGATCTCTTGCTTATAAGACTCGAGATCCTCTTCTGAAATCTGATCGGTGATATCAGCGTCATGCTCATAGATATATATCTCATCGACCTCATGGTTAATAACTCGCTGGAGCCCATTGATCACGTTTGGATCTCCGATCTCATCCTCTTCGCTGACGATATTAGCCTCAGCCTTGAGTCCGTTTAGAAGTGTCTTTATCACAAACATTTACTATTCCTCCGTACTGATCAGCTGCTGCCAGCCAAGCTTGATTATCCTCACGCTCTTGATCTTTTATAATGATCGCAGCGGCTGCGTTTAAAAGTGTCCGGTACTCTTTGATCGTAGTCCTTAACACATCAACAATTTCCACGGTGATATTATCTGATCCTTCTAACGTACTCATATTGCACCTCCCACTTTCTGATATCCTCGAGCCTATAAAAAACTCTTCCCTTCTCACCCTCTCCTGAGCGCATAAATGCAGGACCTTTTTTCTCGGCCCTCCATCTAATGAGACTCTTCTCGTGCATTCCAAGCCTTTCGGCAAGCTCTGCAGTTGTTAGGAGAATACTTTTTTTCTTACTCATATAGGCACCTCAGAGGACTCCTCTTGAATAGCCTCAGCCAGCCTGCTAGGTGCTGTCACATCTTTAGGCTCGACAGTTTTTTCAACAGCCTCAGTGGGCGTCTCGGGCTCAGGAGTGGTATCGTGAAGCGAGTAATCGTTATCAATATCCATATCAATGTCTGTGGAGGTTGGCATTCTTTTGAGTAATCGATTCATTACGGATTTGCGTTGCATCTCTGACTTAAAGGGTCCTGACCACGGTCCATTTTTCCCTCTTGAGACTGACTCGACAGCGCCAAGCTGCTCGCCTGTCATAACTTCGATATAGCAACCGCCATCTTTTGTAACTCCAATGGCGTAGGCACACTTTACAAGACCTCGATCTGATTCGATGTTTGGAATGTGTCTAATGTGAGGGCCATCCTCATCGATCCAATATTTAAAATCATCATTTGCGTAAACAACTTGAGAGTCTAAAGTTTTAATCTCTCCAGAGTTTCTAGCGAGTTTCATCTTGCCAGCTACCATCGACATGAATGTCGCTGTGGTTCCAAAGGGTACTATGGCTGACTCTTTTCCATCTGGCATGAGCCCTACTTGGCTAGCCTTTGTGATCGCTGCAAATAGACTTGTTCTGTCACACTTCATCAGTGCTGGATTTGTGGTTATCGCTGTCTGTGCCACTCGAATAAATTTCTTTACAGACACATGAGCAGGCAAAGCCTTCTCAAATTCAGGTGCCATTCTTTCAAGATTATTCCTAATGTCTGCTATGGGTGTTAATTGTTTGCTCATTTCTTTCTCTCCTTCTTATAGTTAATTCTAAAATTCCTAAGACCTTTTCTCTCATAAGCCTCAATCTGGCTGGGTCCAGTAACGCCACAACTTATTGTGTAATCACCACCGAGGATTTTCTCAGACTCGCCAATGAGTGTTAAGATCTCAGCCTTTGCAGCTTTCTTTTTTATCTCTGCAGCCTTAACATCTGCTGACGCTTTTTTGTACTCCTCAGCTAACTGATCAATCCTTGGATCTGGCACATCGATTATTTTTCCAGGCTCAGCGTGATTGTGTAGCTTTGCTATAAAGTCAGCGTCACGCTCGAAATTAAATGCAGGTGGCCTGTTACTCTCAATGGACTCCCAGAACTTATTAATTTTATTTTTAATGGCACCTATAATCTGTGGCTGTGGGACTCGCTTAATGAGGTGGACTTTGTTGCCACCTTCAAGGGCTGCAATATAACAAAACGGATAGCCTGTCACCATGAGCTGATGCTGCACTTGCAATTCGATATGGGCTGGCGCTTCGATAACACTGCCATCCTCGATGATCCACTTGGCTTTAATCTGCAGCCAATCGACATTTTTTATTTCAAGTAACCCCTCAATTGGAGCGTCACCTTTTTCATTAGGGACTGCCACCATGTAATCAAAGCTTGAGCCTGCT